AGTCCTATCAGTATCTATATAATGTATACATGAAGCGGCTTGAAATGATTATGGCTAAATATAAAGGGCCTATATATGAGCTTGATATTTCTAAAGTTCCAGATGAATGGGAGCTTGATAAATGGATGTATTATGCTGATATACTTGGTTGGGCTGTAATTGACAACTTCAATGAATCTAAGAAAGGAGCATCTACTGGTAAAATAGCTGGCGCATATCAAAGCGGTAGAGTTCTAGATCCAAATATTGGAAATTATATTCAACAGATAGTTCTAATGCTTCAGCACATTGAAGACATAATGGGTAAAATATCTGGAGTTAATGATCAAAGATTGGGTCAGATAGATAATAGAGAAACAGTTGGTGGAGTAGAGAGGGCTGTAACTCAATCGTCTCATATTACAGAGAGATTATTCTTTATGCATGACGAAACTAAAAAGAGGGTGATGTTGGCTCTATTGGATACTGCTAAGTACACATGGAGAAAAGAGAAATCTAAGAAGTTAAATTTTGTTTTAGACGATATGTCTAGGGTATTCTTAGAATTTATGCCTGAAGATATTGCTTCTACTGAATTTGATTTATTCGTTACTAATAGTAGTAGGGATATGGAGATTAGACAAGGCATGAAACAATTAGCACATGCTGCCGTTCAGAACGGAGCTAGAACCTCTGTATATGCAGATATTCTTACTACAGAGAGTATCAGTGATATGATTAGTAAGCTTGACGCTGCTGATGAGGAAGTGCATCAAAAACAAATGGAATTGCAGCAGATGAATAATCAAGCTCAACAACAGATAGCTCAATTAGAGGCTCAAGAAAAACAAGCTGATAGAGATGTTAAGTATGCTGAAATAGATAAAGACATACTAATTAAAGAAATGGAAATTGAAGCAGACAGATCAATTAAAGCTATGGAAGCTGATGTTGACGAAGAGTTTGATGATGATTCTATAGATAAAGATAAGATAGAATTAGAGAAGAAAAAGCATAATGACAAGATAGCATTAGATAAAAAGAAGCTTCAGGAAACTATCAGAAGTAATAAAGCCAAAGAGCAAATTTCCAAGAATAAACCAAAAACTTCTAAATAATTTGATTTTATCCCCGTATTTTACTATATTTGCGGGGATTTTCATTTAAAATATTTTTTTATGGATTATAAACAAGTAGAAAAGGCTTTTAGCTCTGCTGGGAAAAGTAGGATAAAGCCAAAAGTAGAGGCTATGCTCAATGAGCGTATAGCAAAAGAGGCAGAGGCTGCATATATTTATAAGAACATGTCAGTTTGGTGTAATGTAATGGGTTTGTTCGGAGCATATAAAATGTTTGGAGAACACTATTATGAAGAGTTAGATCATATGAATAAAATATATTCATACATGTTGGATAGAGGTTCAATGCCTAAAAACCCAAATATTAAAGCGATTAATGAAAAATACAAAGATTTAAAAGATGTTATATCAAAAGCCTTAGAACATGAAATCTCAGTTACTATTGGATATGAAAAAGCATGTGATATTGCTTATAAAGAAGGAGATAAGGTGACTGCTGAATTTCTAAGATGGTACTTAAATGAACAGATTGAAGAAGAATCTAAATTTGCAGATATTTTATCTAGGTTAGAGTATATTGGAAATGATAAAGCAGCTGAAATTATAGTAGACAAAGAATTATCTAAATAGTTATTATGAGTGAAAATAAATTTACGATTCAAGACGTAGTAAAAAAATTTGAAAAATTCCCTAAGTATATGACATATGGAGCAGGTAAAATGAGTAAACGATGGGGTTGTAGTCGTAAGGATATTATAAAAGCAAGGAAGATTATCAGGTCTAAGAAAAAGACTAATCGACTTCCTAAAGTATTAATATTTGATATAGAAACCAGCCCAACCATCTCTTATACATGGCGTAGGTTCAAAGAGAACATATCATTAGATCAAGTAATACAAGACCCGATAATGTTAACATGGTCTGCAAAATGGTTATATAATGCAGAAATAATGTCTGATAAGATTACAGTTAATGAAATAAAAAGATTTGATGATTATAGGATAGTTAAAAGTTTGTGGGATCTTATAGATGAAGCTGATATAGTTGTTGCACATTATGGAGATGCTTTTGATTTACCAATGCTTAATAGTAGAGCTATTGTTAATGGATTACCCCCATATTCTACTACAACATCTATTGATACTAAGAAAGTGTCATCTAAGCAATTTAGATTTCCTTCAAATAAGCTAGATGCTTTAGGAGAATATTTTGGTGTTGGGAAAAAGATTAAAACCGATTTTATGTTATGGCGCAGATGTTTAGAGGGGGAGCAAGCTGCAATTAATGAAATGTCTATATACAACGACCAAGATGTAGTAGTATTAGAAGAAGTATATCTTAAATTAAGACCATATATAAAAGCACATCCAAATGTTGGTATTTATTTAGAGTCTGATAATCCTGTATGTAGCAATTGCGGAAGCTCTGATATACAGATTACTAATAAAGATTATTATACTCCTACAGGAAGATATAATGTATATAGATGCAAGTGTGGTGCTTTGTCTAGAGAAAGGACTCATAATATGGATAAAGATCGTAGAAAAACTCTTTTAACAAGTACAGCAAAATAATTAAGTCTATATTTTGCGCTTGTAATATTAGTGTGATATAATAGAATATTATTACTTTTGAAAATATAATATATTATAAATTATATAATTTTATGGCAGTAAATAAGGATAAGAAGGAAGAAGTTGGATTCAATGACGATGATTTAAATTTGTTTCAGGACATAACTGAACATTTAGAATCACAAGAAGAAGTTGATGAAAACAAAGACGTTGATAATAACGTTGATAATGAAAATGATAACGACGATAATGTTGTTAATGAATATTTAGATGAAGACTCTCCTCAAGACGAGGATACTAATGATGAAGATGAAGTTGATAATAATGAAGATAACGAAGAAGAAGATTCTAACGATGAAGATAATGACAATGAAGAGGAGTTAGATGATGATACTGAAGAAAATCCTTCTTTGTTTACTCCATATGCAAAACTACTCGTCGATGAGGGGGTCTTGTCTAGTTTAGACTTGGAGAACTTTGATGGAACTGCTGATGGCTTAAAGAAAGCTATGTCTGATGAAATTGGTTATCATGTTAATCAATATAAAGATCAATTACCTAATGAGGTTAAAAGGCTTTTAGACGGATATGAAGCTGGAATTCCATTTGATGAAATGCTAAAGGTAAGCTCAGATAGGATTAAATATGAAAATATAAAAGAAGAGGCCTTATCTGAAGATACTAATTTACAAAAAAATATTATTAAAGATTATTTAGATAAAACAACACAACTTCCAGATGAGATTAAAAATAAGATGGTTACTCAGTGGGAAGATAGCATGGAGTTAGAAGATCAGTCTAAACTTGCATTGTCTGAATTAATCAAACACGAAGAACAAAGAGAGTCTCAGGCAATTGAGCAACAAAATCAAGAACGTGAGGCTATGATTAAACAACAAGAAAAAATGGTCAAAGAACTTAATGATTATGTTGGTAAATCAGACGAATTTATACCTGGATTAAAGGTTAATAAAGTAGTCAAAGATAATATAATCAAGAACTTAACCACTCCTGTTGAATACGATCAATTTGGTAATCCTATGAATAAAGTAGGAAAATATATGGCAGAGAATCCAATACAAGGAGAAGTTATGCTAAACTATGTTTTCGAAATTACAGATGGATTTAAAGATTGGTCAGCGTTTAGCAAAAAAGGTAAAAACGACACTATTAAGGAATTCGAAAGGGCAGCTAAGATGGTTGACTCTTCAAGCAAAGGGAAAGCCGCTAAACGTATCAAGAGGAGTAATAAAAAAATTGATACTATGGAAGGTATCAATGATTTTTTAAGGAATCAATAAAATAGATATATAAAATGAGTGTTACTAGAGGCGCAATACCCACTATGAGGGTAGAGAACAAAGATTGGGCTGGACTCACAACTACAAACCATTTAGGTGCGTTGTTTGGAGACAAGCCTGAGATGATTAGTAAATTCATCTCTCGTCTTGAATTTTTAGACTTGGGTGAAGACCTTGTATCATATCTTGAACAATATCCTACTCACTATCTAAGTGATGATGTTGAATTTGAGTGGTTACTACAAGGAGCAGAAGAAAAGAATATTCCATTGGTCAAAGCTACTGATGTAAGTGGTACTGAAGTTACTGCTACTGATGAATTTGGTAAAAATGGTGGAAGGTTCTTATTGTGGTTTGATGAAAAATTATTCTTCAAACAAAATGTAATTGTTGGTGAAAAACCTGATCTTTACAAGGTATTACTTCGTACAGAAGGTGAACAGCGAGGAGCATATTTCGTATATGAGTGTGAACTAGTTACTGGAAATAGCGATCTTTATGTACCTTACGACGAACTACAGTCTGGTACTCGTTGGTCAATTGAGTATAGTTTATCTGAACAAACTCTTTCTAGAGACGGTTCTGACGTGAGCTTTACTTCTCCATTCCGTATGGCAAACAGAATGTCAATGCTTAGAAAAAAGCATCTTGTACCTGGAGATATGATTAACAAGCGAGTTAACGATCCTGTTGTATTTGGATTGCACGGAAAAGAAGATAAAACTTTTACAACTTGGTTGAATAAACTAGATTGGGAGTTTAATCGTCAATTCCGTAGGGAAAAAGCTAAACTTCTAATGTTTGGTAATTCTAACCGTAGGGCTGATGGGTCTTATGCTAATATTGGAGATTCTGGATATGAAATTAAGGCTGGTATGGGTCTGCGTGAGCAAATCTCTCCGTCTAATATTTTACGTTATACAGACTTTAATATTGAGACATTTGTAGACTATTGTTTGAGTCTTTCTGTAGGTAAACTACCTGAAGATTCTCGTAGGTTTGTTATTGGTACTGGTGAGCATGGATTAAAAGTTGCATCTCGTGCAATTGAAACTTATGCTGGAGCAAACGCTCTTGAGTACAATCGTATCGAAGGATTAACCGGTGGTTCTAAGGCAATGTTCAGACGACCACAGTTTGTTAAACTTGCTGATATTAATGGTATTACTCTTGAGTTTATGCATATTCCTCAGTATGATGATGCAGTTCGTAACAAAACTTATCATCCAGACGGAGGGTTAGCTGAATCTCACCGAATGACTATTATGGATTTTGGTACAGCTAAAGGCGAGCCTAATATTCAATTAGTTCGTTCTAAAGTAAATCCAGAGGTATTTGCTTATATGCCTGGATTACGTGATGGATTCACTCCTGGTGGTCTTGGTAAACCTAAAGTAATGGCAACAACTGTTGATGGATATGAAATTCACAAAGCCGATTGGGTCGGACTCATGGTTCGCAATCCTATGAGGATGGGAGAATGGATTCCATCAGTATTGTAATATTAACTAATACTTACCTTTGTGGGGAATATCCCCACATTGGTATTTTAATTTAAATGACAAATATGGGTAATAAAGAAGATAAAGAAATTAAAGTAACATCTAACAGAAAGGTAATTTTAAAACCTTTTGATAAAGATAGATCCTTTTTTGGAAAAGAACATGATGGTAGAATTAGATATTCAGGTTGTAAATCTGCTTATACTTTACCTTGGGAGTTTAACTCTCGTAGATATGTAAAAATATTTGAAGATGGTGAGCAAGATGCTTTTGAAAAAGCTTTGGACTTAGAGTCTGGTTCTTTAAATTTATACAAACGTAAAAAATCTTGGTGGAGTGAATTTTTCGTACACTTAGATAAAAACGAAAGAACATTTGATCTCAATTCTCCTATGGAATCTTTAGAATACAGAGTATTGAAAGCAAATAGAGATGATATTGCTGAATCAAAATCAATGTATAATGGAACACAATCTTATTATATAATTGATGAAGGAGAAGTGGAGCAAGATAATTATAAACTTGCACAAAAGCGTGAGGAAGCTATGGAAGCATTTATGAAGCTCAGAAAGTCTAATAAAAAGATGTATGATATTCTTAGGGTACTAGGTAAAAAACCTAATAAAGAAATGTCTTCTAATTCAACTCAGTTAAAAGCAGAATTAGACAAGGTTATCTCTCAAGTAGAAAAGCTTGATGGTGTTCCTAATATAGACGACTTTTTAGCAGTAAATAAGGATGCTTTATTCCAAGATAAGATATTTGTACTAGATGCAATAGATATTGGCGAAATTGAGCTTAAAAATGGTACATACAGGATGAAAGAGACATCACAACCATTGGGTAGAAGTTTAAATGAAGTTGCAGAGTATTTTTATGCATCGAAGAATCAAGATGATAAACTTCTTGTTCAGCAAAGGATCGATTTGAATAAATAGAATAAATTCGATTTACTAATTAAAATATAAAATTGATATGACTAACATATTATGTAAGTTATTGAAGGAGAGGAGGAAATTTGACGGCTAATGAAATGAAATTTAATTTTCAGTTAAAATTTGATAGTTTGTTTGAATTTAGTGCTCCTGCTTACGACGACCGACAGGTGAGTTATTTATTAACTGAGGCTCAATTTAGAGTGTTTATTCGTAGATACGATCCGCTAAGCAATAATAAGCGTATTGGATTTGAGGACAATGAGCGTAGACGTAGGGATTTAGAACAACTTATTAAGTCTGCAACTATTGATGCTACTGCCACCTCAAATACTATTACATACACTGGAGACACAACTTCTGGAGATGCTACTGTAATTAACCTAAGTTCTACCATAGGGCTTAATGAAGGGTTATCTATAAGTGGTACTGGGATACCAACAGATACTACAATTAAAAGCATTGTAGATGATACTACTATTGAATTAAGCGCAGAAGCTACTGCTACAGATACTGGAGTTACTTTAACTTCCGGCCTAGGGAAGTCTTCTAGTCAAGGTCAAGTTCACCCAAATGGCGTATTTTTAGATTTGCCTGAAGGGTTTTTGCTGGCAATTGAAGAAGGAGCTACAATCCAAGGCAATACAAAAGAATCTTGGGTAAAAGCAGTAAGGCATGATGAATATTTAGCTAATATTAATAATCCATATAAACAGCCTTATAAAGACTTAGTATGGAGAATGGATATTTCTAGAGTTACACATGCTTCTGGAACTAGCATTGAAGCAACTTCTAAGCGAACTGAAATTGTAACAGATAGTGATAGTACATTATCTTATTACAGAATTAGATATTTATCTACTCCACCTTCAATTGTTGTAGATGAATTTGATCCTACTAATCAAGTACATTGCGTTCTTGATGAGACACTACACAGAGAGATTGTAGATGAAGCGGTTATAATAGCTCAGGCTGCTGCACAAAAAGATTCCTATCAAATAGGGGTTACTGAGCAAGAAAGAAATGATTAAGTAAATAATTAAAGTTGAATTTAAATATAATTTAAAATGATTGCACAAAGTAATGTTACTCATATGATTGTGGGTAAAGATTTAGACATTTTGGGTAGCACTAAGACTAGAGATGATCTAGCAGTTGGCCAAATTGGCGTATTTAAGGTTGGCTCTTCAACAGCTAATGGTGCATCCGCATTATCTGCCGGTGATAGATATACTATTGCCACAAAAAATCAAGATGGAGTTATAGTTGAAACTCCTATAATTACATTTGGTTCTGGGACTCCATATAATGTAGATTATTCGGCTCCTGCTAAAGAATCAAAAGCTATTGGATATAATGGTACTAGTGGTTCAATTGATGCTTCAAATAGCACAGATTATGTGGCTCACTTTACATGGAGAGATAATTCCAAAACTTTTGGATGTAATAATCAACCTGTTAAATTTGCAGCTTATCGTTCCGATGCATCTGCTACTCAATTAGAGATTGCTACCGGATTGGCTGAAAGTTTTAACAAAAACTTCAGTTACGAAGATCCTAAGCTTATGAAAGCTGAGATTTTATCTGCTGGAGCTAGTGTCGCTCTAGGAACAAGTGTAAACACAGTTACTATGACTAATGGTAGTAAGTATTTTACTGCTAGTGATATTGATGACTCTACTGGAGGCGGAACAGCTCTTGCTGTTGGTGATTACCTTCGGATTCCTACTGGAACCTCACGTAAAGTTACACTAACTGGTACTTCTGGTACTGCTAATATTGCAGTGAATGGTACTAATTATTTAGCTACTTTTGATACAGATTTAGATACTACTGCAAGTAATTTTGTATCTACTCATGGAACAACTCTTTCCGCTTTAGGAATTACAGTTGCTAACCCATCTGGAGCTGTTCTTACATTTACTTCAAGTGTAGGAGTGATATCTACATTTAGTATTGCAAATGCTACTGGAGACTCAGCTGGTACTTTAAATAGCGTTGCTGACACATCTACTCCTGTATATAAAATTACAGCGCTAAATACTACTAGTAATATCGGAACATTAAGCATGGCTTATCAAGGTGAAGATATTGTTTATGACGACTTAGAGCTTAAACAAGTTGAATCTTCTGCTGCTATCGCTGGTGCTGCCGGTGTAAAAGTTAGTGCTCTTGATAGCCAGAAGTATTTTGAGCCAGGAATCGTTAAATATGATATTCTATCGTTTAAAATTCAGCTGAATGAAGATTTTGGTTCTACAGACACATCTGATTTAACAGCTGGTAAGCGAGGTTCAGGTAGCTATTATGAAGTAGCTCAAAACGAATGGTTCCTTAAAGGAAATCGTGGTGAAAGCTGGAGAAATGGTAACTATCCTAAAAATGTTAAGCTGGAGTCAACCTCTGGTAAAACATATGATCAAGTTTTTGTAAACTTTGCTGAAGCTAATGCTAAAACGATTGATCGTTCAGTATATGCTTATGGTGGAGTTTTGATAGCTACAGAAGATGCTGGTAGTGGAAACATTTACGCATCTCTGAAGACTGTATTGGGATTGTAATTTTTTACTCCTATATATTGTCTAATTTATAATTATAGTAGAGGGGCCTAGTGCCCCTTTATTTATTTAATCAAGTCTATATAATTTGGAAAATACAACAGATTTGTAATAGTTTATAACTATATTTGATAAAAACATTTATATTATGTCAGCTAGAGATACACGAAATAAACTGGTTACATTACTTGAGAAAGACTCTCAGTTAGTAGAAAATATCACACTAGACGGCTCAGGAGAGCAGTATTATATGTTAAGACCTTCTTATACTGGTTTTATATCATATCAAATATCAGATCCAGACTCAAACCTATCTGATGCATGTGCTATTAACTTAGAAATGTCTAACGATGGTGTTAATTGGCTTCAAGCAACCGATGCTAACTCAGAAGATATAACACATTCATTAGCCGTAGGATCTACAGTTTTGGAAAAACTATCAGACGTTAATCCTGCAATAAAATTGAGACTATACTTCACTTCCTCTGTAACTGGAGAAATAACTATATCAACAAGAATTTAATATGAGATTTGCTAGAAAATTTGCAAGAAACTTTTCAAAGGTATTTAGTAGAGGGTTTGCTAGTTCAATTTCTAGTATATTATCTACATATTACCAATGGGTACTTGGGGTTAGGAATTCTGAAATCACTCAAAAAGATGATGATTTATGGTATTATAAAAATTATGGTACAGGTGGAACCAGTGCGGACGTTCAGATAAAAAACACCCAAGTAGTAACATTTGATGGTAATACAACATTAAAAGCCCCTGTTGATTTAGAGTTGCTTGGGATAGTTATTGTTGATTTTATAGGAACATCAACTGCAACTATAAATGGTGATATTATAGAGTTGACTTCTGGCACCTTAGAATACATGGAGTTATCTAGTGGGGATAAGTATTATGCACAGGAAAGTAATGGTATAGTTCTATATAGCACTGGAAATATTAACTTAACCATAGAATCAACATCAACTCAAACGGTAGATTTAGCTTTGGATTCTGTTTATTATGCATCAGAATCTGCCAAACCACTTACCGCATTAACTCTTACTAACGAACTTGATGCAACTGATTTTGGCTATGTATCAGTCGATGATGCCAATAACCACCTCGGTGCATCTGCGTCTGGGTGGGTCGGGCATATAGCAAAACTAAATGCATCAAATTCTGATATAACAGAAATCAATATTACTGCTAAGGGTTATGGTACTGGTGGTGGTACATCCGATTGCGGATGGAGTTTGCATATATGGAATTTTACTACCGAAGAATGGAGTATTAGTTTAGATTCACACAACACAACAAGTAAAGATACGCTAACAAGTGTAATAACAACTGGAATATCTGATTACGTAGACGCTAATGGGGATATTTATGTACTAATGCAAGCAACAGTAGGAGCCGAAGGTGCTGGTAGTGGAAGTTATTTGTATTACGTTGAAGGTGAAATTGAGTATACCAGCGATGTGGTTGATACAGATACTTTTTGGGGTACTAAATCAGACGAAGCTTACCCTGCTTTATTGGTATTTGGCGGCGAAGTTTATGAAAATGATAGCGTAGCAGGTCAATATATTTATGTAATTAAGGCAGCAACAGGATTCATAACACCAACTATTGCAGGTTATACAAAAATAGTAGAGTATGAACCGAACGCTGGATTTTGGAATACAGGAAACACCTTACTTTGGCCGGATGATGCAGGATTAAATGCCTTGTTTGCTGCTTATTCTGAGTTAAATGGTTTAGCTAATCCTAATGAGGTTAGTTATGATGATTTAAAGGGAATCGATGTTACGGTTGATCCAATATCAAAAGAAGATTTCAGAATAGACAACTCAGGAGATGTTATTAAGGATTTAGCAGCACAACCTTACGAAATACTATATGACTCTAATGGCGAGATAGTTAGAGATTCTAATAATAAAATTATTTACGTAATAA